ATTTGTAAGGCTATTGCGGAGGCAATTAATTGACTGACTGGACCGACGCCGAACTATTCGGTTGACAGGCTGATTTGATTTGTTACGATTGTTAGCAGTTAAGCCGTAGAGGGCTAAACAACACAATCCACCGGGCGGGCGTCCGCGCATTCTCTGCGCCGCCCTCTACGCGGCCCGCCCGGTGGCTTTTCTTTGGAGTGTTTGAGATGAGCAACTTTGCAAGCCGGATTCAGACCGGCAAGCGAAAGCGGCCGAGACTAACAGTGCTTTACGGAACGCACGGAATTGGAAAAACAACATGGGCGAGCAAGTGGCCTAGTCCGCTGTTTTTAGCGTTTGAGGATGGCTGTGCCGATTTGGACGTTGCAAGCTTTGTGCCGTCAAGCATGGCAGATGCTTGGGGCATGATTATGGAGCTAGGAGGCGAGCACGACTTGCCGTATCAAACGGTGGTTGTTGATAGTGCCGACTGGCTAGAGGCTTCGATCCAGCGGGCGGTTTGCGAACAAAACCAAAAAGAATCGCTATCGGATTTTGGCTACGGAGACGGTTTCAAAAAGGCCGGCGAGAAATTCGGAAAGATTCTTTCGGCATTGTCGCAGGTACGCGAAAACGGTTTGCACGTTTTGGTTTTAGCTCATTGCGAAATCCTGGCGGTGCGTGAGCCTGGGATGGAAAGCTATGACAAGTATGCACCGAAGCTGCACAAGACGACATCGGCGCTTTTGCAGGAGTGGGCAGACGAAGTGCTATTCGCACGGTACGAAACTTTGATCAGAAAGGAGGATCTAGGCTTTAACAAAAAGCGCGGCGTAGCCACCGGAGGAAGCAATCGCGTTTTACATTGCCAAGAGGCAGCCGGATGGCTGGCAAAAAACCGGCTCGGATTGCCGGCAACAATGGCCTTTGATTTTGATGAATATAGTAAGTTTTTGGTTTGATCTTTAACGTTTTTGGAGAATTAAAAAATGGCAGATTTAGGCTTTACGTTCAACCCAAACGAAGTTGACACTTCGAGCTACGAGCTTGTGCCCGATGGCGACTACAAGGCGATTATCATTGCGACGGAAAAGAAAAACACGAAGCGAAACGACGGTGCTTACTTGTCGGTTGAGTTTCATATTGTGGACGTTGTGTGCAATGGTCGAAAGTTGTGGGTTAACCTTAACCTGTGGAATCCGAACCAAAGCGCTGTACAGATCGCGGAACGCGACTTGGCGGCGATTTGTAAGGCGATTGGCGTTACTTCGCTAAGCGAATCGAACCAACTGGAGGGCATTCCGCTGGTGATTACGGTAAAGATCAAGCCGCGAAAGGATACGGGCGAAAACGAAAACCGCATCACCAAGTATGCACCGGCAGGCCCGCAGCAAGCACAGCAGACACAGCAAGCGGCTACGCGCACAAGGACGCCAGCAAGGGCAGCCGCACCGATTGACGACATTCCGTTTTAAGGCCGGCACGATGCTTGAGCTTCGAGATTATCAAGCCGCGGCGATTGCCGCGGCGTATGGGTGGCAACGCGAACACAAAACGCCTTGCTGTATTGTGCTACCGACCGGGGCCGGAAAAACGCCGGTACTTTGCACGATCGCAAACGATTGCGCCAGACATGGCAAGCGGGTGCTGATTGTTTCGCACGTTAAAGAACTTATTGAACAGGCTGCCGGTTCAATGCGGCGATGGTTTAAAGATATACCGACTACGGTTTACTCAGCAGGAATCGGAACAAAAGACCTGAGCGGCCAAGTTGTCGTGGGTGGCGTGCAGTCGCTTTGCAAGGCAAAGCATCTAGGCCTCTTTGATGTGGTGCTGGTCGATGAAGCCCATTGCATACCGCCGAAGAAAACCAGCCAATACAAAACACTGCTTGAGCATGTGCGGCAAGGCAGCGAGGGTTATCGGCTTATCGGCCTAACAGCGACACCCTACAGGCTTGATGGCGGGCTGATCTACGGCGATGAAAAACTATTTGCTGGCGTGTGTTACGAAGCTGGCGTGGCGGATCTTATCGAGCGTGGGTACTTGTCAAATCTGTCAAGCAAGCGAGGAACGATCGAAGCGGACTTGTCGAAGGTTACAAAGAAACGCGGCGAGTTCGACGCCGCAGAAATGGAGCATGAGTTTGACCTGATAACGGCCGAAGCGGTTAAAGACGTCTTGAGACATAGCCGCAAGGCTAGTAGCGTGCTTTTGTTTTGTTCGGGCGTTAATCATGCCTACAGCGTTAAAACACTAATCGAAGCGAGGGGCGAAATATGCGAAGTGATAACGGGGTCGACACCCAAGGAACTGAGGGAGTCGATAGTCGAAAGATTCAAAAGCGGAGAGCTAAAGTATCTCGCAAACGTGAATGTTTTGACGACTGGATTCGACGCGACAAGGGTGGATTTGGTTTGTCTTTTACGGGCAACTCTTTCGCCTGGGTTGTTCTACCAAATGGTCGGGCGGGGCTTGCGATTGCACGAAGGCAAAACATGCTGCACGGTTTTAGACTTCGGGAAGAACATTGACCGGCATGGGTGTATTGATGCGATTAAGCCACCGCCAGGGATGAAGCATTGGACGTGCTTGATATGCAGCGAGGTCAATCCACCAATGGCAGATGATTGCCGATGCTGCGGCAATCACTGGGACCAGTGGAAATGTCAGCGATGCGAAGAGCCAAACAAAAGCGAAGAAAAGGAGTGTATTCGGTGCAAGCTAAAACGCGGCTGGATTTGCTGTGTCAATTGCGAAGATTGGCACGACCCGAAAGAGTGCGTTTGCCCGCATTGCGGACACGGTAGGCCGCAGCAAATCAGAGAGCCAAAGATTGACAATAGGGCAGCCGATTTACCAATCTTGAGCAAAGACAACAAAGGGCAATTGCATCCGATCGATTCGGTGGATTATTTCCTTCACTACAAAGGCCGCGATTCGAGCACGACGCCGACCCTTCGCGTTAGCTACATGCAAGGGCTGAGGATGATTGCACAGGAATGGGTTTGCATTGAACATGCCGGATTCGCAGGCAACAAGGCCCGCGAATGGTGGCGAATGCGGACAGATGAACAATTCCCAAAAACGGTAGAGGATGCGATCGACATTGCCAGGGCTGGCAGCCTTCGAGAGCCGGAAGCGATCGAGACGCGGCGTGGGCAAAGTGGGTACACGGAAATAACAAGGCAGATTTTAAGGGATTAGAATGATCGTTCACGACTTTTACCGCCGCAACAACTGCCGATTGATCGAGATACCGAAGGGATCAAAGGCCCCGATTCACGCCAAAAAATGGCAAGAGCTATCACGGACTGCCGAAGAAATCGAAGCAGCGGAATGTCGATTCAATAAATTTGGGTGGATACTTGGCCGCGATCACCTCGTCATCGACGTTGACACACACGACGCAGACAAAAACGGCTGGCAGTCGCTTGAGCAGCTAGAACGCGACCTGGGGCTAGAGTCGCTCGAAATGGCTGCCGGTGCGGTGGTTCATTCTCCGAGCGGCGGGAGTCATTTGTATTTTGCAAAGCCGGCAGAGATTGAGATCCGCAAAGTTATTGCAAAGTACCCGGGGCTAGATTTTATCAGCGGGCCTGGAAAGCAGGTTATTGCAGCCGGAAGCGAACACGACGCACACCCAGGCAAGTTCTACGAAATCGATGATCGCGGAGAATTGCCGCAGGTGCCGGCAATCTTACTTGAGTTTCTACAGTCGCCAGACGAGCCGCGATTCTTGGCGATGCCGATTCAAGAGCCGCGAAGCGGTGACGAGTTCAATACAAGCGAAGCGGGGTTGCAGACGCTTATTAGCGAGATGCAAGCCAGAGGATACACGTTCAATCGTCGAAGCGATTACTACGAATGGACAAGGCCAGGAAAGACAAGCGGCAACAACTTTTCGGGGCACTTAGGCAAGCGGTCAAAAGAAGGGAATTATCAGGTCTATTGTTTTTCGACTGCCGATCCGTACTTTCCGCCAAATCAATCAATCAGCATCTTTCATGCTTTTGCGATGCTGGCACACGGCGGCAATCACACGGCAGCCGCGGCCGCTTTGCATGACCGCGGTATGGGCAGCAGTCAGGCGGGATTGAGTGTCGACCTTTCGTTTTTTCTTGGCCGGTCGCGGGAGGAAATCGACGAACAAGATGACGAAGAGTTTGCCAGAGCGATGATTCCGGCAGATGGCCTGTTGCGCGACATCTTCGACGCTTATTGGGAAAGCAGCTACCGCCGTTGCAGCGTGCTTGGGCTGGTAACGTCAATCGCCATCGTTCAGACCGCTATCGGCCGCAAGGTGCAAAGCTGGACGGGACTAGCTCCAAACGACTACCACCTAGTATTGGCACCGACCGCCAGCGGCAAAGAAGGGCCGCTGACGTTTGCGTCAAAGCTGTTTGCGGCTGCTGGTCATCCTGAGTATTTAATGCCCGAAAAGTTTCAAAGCGGCAACGGCTTGCTGGCCGCATTGGCCGCACAGCCGGCAGCGGTTTGGTTTGCAGACGAGTTTGGGCACGTACTGCAAAGCATCCTCGACAAGAAGGGCAAGAACCCGCAGGCAAAGGCGATTGCAGATGCGATGCTGGTCTTATACGGGAAGTCATCTTCGCGGTTCAACGGATCGGCCTACGCCAGCGGCAAGGCACACGAAATCGAAGCCCCTCATCTTTCGATCGTTGGGGTATCGACGGGGCA